TCTGGCGCCGCCTCCGCATGATCCCCTTCGCGAACGTCGTCCCCAAGGCGCAGCGCGACGAGCATCTCACCCAGAAGCTCATCGACGAGGAAGGCCCCGCGATCCTCGCCTGGATCATCGACGGCGCCCGCGACGCGACCGCTGCGGGGATCCGCGACCCCGAGTCAGTGCTCGCCGCCACGAGGGAGTACGCCAGCGAGGAGGACGCCCTCGGCCGCTTCGTCGAAGACCGCCTCCACACGGGCGGCCAAGGCCGCGAGAACACCGCCAAGGTCCGCTCCGCCTACGAGGACTGGTGCCACATGAACGGCGAGCAGCCCATGTCCGCGCAGGCGTTCGGGCGCGAGCTCCGCACCCGCTGGGGCATCACCCAGACCCGCTCCCACGGCGCCCGCTACTACACCGGCGTGACCCTCTACGCCGACCCCGACGACGAACCCACCGACCCCGGCGAGGAGTACTGGCGATGACCCCCACCCACTACGGCGAGCCCCTCCCCGAGGGCCGCTGGACCCACACCCCCACCGCCCTCATCCACCACTTCCTCGCCACCCACACCACCCCCGAGCAGGACGCCAGGATCCTCACCGGAGACCTCTACGCCGTCTACGCCGCGTGGTGCGTCGAGCACGGCGAACAGCCCGCCTCGAGGCAGCTGTTCGGCCGTCAGGTCCGCGCCGCAGGGATCGGAACCGGCCGATCTCACGGACAGAGGTACTACCTCAACGTCAAGCACTACCAGGCCCCGATTCGCCAGGATCCGGGTGACCGATCGGTGACAGGGGTGACCGAAGGTGACCGATGAAATCACGAACGGTCACCCGGAAAAAGCGAGGATGACCAGCACTGTTGACGCAAGGGTGACCGAAGGTGACCGATTTTCTCGGGATCCCCTCTTACGTGCGCGCGCGCACGCGCAAAGTGCTCAATCTAAGGACGGTCACCTTCGGTCACCCGCCCCATCCCTGCCCGCCTGGTTCCAGCCGACCCCGTTCCCCTACCAGGCGACCGGAGCGATCCGCGCCGCCCACGACGGGCACACCCTCATCGCCGACGAGCCCGGGCTCGGGAAGACCCTCCAGGCGCTCGCCGCCGCCGTGCTCCTCGGCGCGCAGCGGATCGTCGTCGTCGCCCCGCCCGTGCTCCTCGCGAACTGGGGCCGCGAGATCACCCGCACCCGCCACCTCGAGCACATCGACGGCGCCGAGCTCCTCATCGTCACCCCCTCGACGAAGAAGCTCCCCGCGCTCCCGGCGGCCGGCTACGTCGTCGTCTCCGACGCGATGCTCGTCTCCCGCCGCACCCTCCCGCCGGTCCTCGCCGACTGGGGCCCGGACCTCCTCGTCATCGACGAGGCGCACCGGATGAAGAACCCCGCGGCGAAGCGGACCCGCGCCGCCCAGCAGCTCGCCGCCGCCGCGGCCCGGACGATCGCGCTCACCGGCACCCCGATCATCTCCACGCCGCTGGACGTGCTGCCTCTGCTGGACATGCTCGGCCACCTCCACTGGTTCCCCGGCGGCACCCGCCGCACCTTCGAAGCCAGGTACACAAGCCCGGACCGGTGGGGGAACCCGAGACCCATCAAGCGGATGCTGCCCGAGCTCCACGCGCTCCTCGAGGCGTTCGTGTGGACCCGCCGCACCAAGGCCGACGTCCTCACCGACCTCCCCGCCAAGATGCGCACCACCCACACCATCACCCCCTCGCATGACGACTACGTCGCCGCGCACGCGGACCTCGACAAGGCCGTCACCAAGTACCTCGACCACAACCCGACCATCGACATGGAGCAGCTGAACGCCTGGGCGTCCGAGAACCGCCGCTACGTCTCCCAGCTGCGCCGCGCCACCGGTCTGGCGAAGATCGAGCCCGCCATCGACTGGATCCGCGACCACCACGACGGCGCACCCGACCGGCCCCTCATCGTCTGGGGCATCCACCGCGACGTCCTCGACGGGCTCTCCACCGCGCTCGCCCCGCACATGCGCGTCGCCACCATCCACGGCGGCACCGGCCACGCCGAGCGCGACGACATCGTCCAGCGGTTTCAGGCCGGCGACATCGACGTGCTCGTCGCGCAGATCGTCGTCGCCGGCGTCGGCCTCACCCTCACCCGCTCCTCGGACGTGCTGTTCGTGGAGACGGACTGGACCCCGGCCGGGGTCGTGCAGGCCGAGGACCGCGTCCACCGCATCGGCCAGACCGCCCCCGTCCAGATCACCACCCTCATCGCAGAACGGACCCTCGACGCGAAGATCCACGCCACCCTCGCCACCTCCATCCAGACCCTCGACCACCTCACCCCCGGCTCGGACCACGCCGTCACGGACGCGCCGCAGCGAGCGACCGTGCGCGACGTGCTCGTCGGCCTCGTCCTCGACCGCCACATCACCCGCCTCACCGAAGGAGCAGCAGCATGACCAACCGCCCGAAGCAGATCGGCACCTCGTGCGAGACCGCCGTCGTCCGCGCCGCGCAACCCCTCGGCTTCCCCCTCGCCGAGAGGCTCGCTCTCGCCGGTGCGCAGGACCTCGGCGACGTGCGCCTCGCCCCCTACGTCCACCTCGAGGTCAAGGGCGGCAAGGCCGCCGAGACCGCCTCGGACGCCCAGATCGAGGCGTGGATGGTCGAGACCGAGCGGGAGCTCGCCCACGCCGATGCGCTCGCCGGCGCGCTCATCCTCAAGCGCAAGGGCGTCGGCGCCGCCCGCGCACACCTCTGGTGGGCGTACGTGCGCGCCTCCTGGCTCGCGGCCTGGCGCGCCTACCCCGCCGACCTCGCCGCCGAGATCCAGGCCGGGCCCGACCACACCATCCGCATGACCCTCGACTCCCTGCTCGCGCAGCTCCGCGCCAGCGGGTACGGCGACCCCCTCCCCACCGACACCACCACCCTGGAGATGACCCGATGACCACCATCCGCGCCACCGCCCCGGCCGCGCCGCTGCTGCCCACCGATGGGCAGCCCATCGCGATGCTCGCCACCACCCGCCACTCCCCCGTGCGGGAGATGACGGAGTTCCTCACCCGCCGCTACGGGCCCGGCCTGCAGGTGCGCCGCGAGCGCGGCCGCACCATCTGGCTCCTCCCCGTCGCACGGAAGAAGGCCGCACGATGACCACCGCACTCGACCGCGAGCACGACGTCGACTACTGGCGGAACATCCTCAACGCCATCGACCGCATGCTCACCGAGGTCCCCGACACCATGCTCACCATCTCGAGCTACAGCATGGACCTCGCCGGCCCCTCCACCGCAACCGAGCCGCCCCTCCCCGGCGGGGACGCGCTCGTCCTCACCGGCCCCTGGGCATCCGACGCCACCCACGGCGACGACACCCCGCACCCCGCGCAGACCGTCGTCGAGTGGGCGCACACGATCCACGACGCCCGCGGTGCAGTCCCGGCCGCCGGGCTGCGCTACGCCGAGGCGCTCCGGTACCTCCGAGACCAGACCCCCTGGATCCTCGAATCCCCGTGGGCGGGCGCGTGGCGCGAGGACCTCGAGGCCGTGCACGGCCGTCTACGCGCCCTCGTACCCGCCGAGGTCGACGACCGCCACGACTCGACCCCGCTCGAGGAGGCGATCACCCACGAGCAGCTGTGGGAAGCGCTCGAGCAACACCCCGAGCACGAGCTCACCCGCCGCGACCTCACCCATCTCGGGATCAACCCATCCACCCTCACGACATGGCGGCACCGTGGGAAGATCAGAGAGACCGCGCCCGGCCGCTACCGTGCCGGCGACATCATCGACGCAAGGAGAACCGCGTGAGCGACTACACCCCCACCGTGCGTGACCTCAAGAGGGCCTACTCGCTGACCCGCATGCATGGCGAGCACGGAGTCTCGAACGAGCAGGCAGAATCGGAGATCGACCGATTCATCGAAGCCGTCCGCGATGGAACCGTCCGAGAGAGCTGAAGGCAAGAGCAGCTCACCGTCGCCAGAGGTTGCACGCAACTCTCAGGGATGAGACAGTAGCCCCGTACTCGTCATACCCAGAAGCCCCCGACACCCCACCAGGTGACCGGGGGCTTCTCCCATACCCCCGCTCGAAGCAGCCCCTGGACAAGGCCGCTCGCGGGCCGCGCACGCCACTCCTTGGGCGCAGCGCACACCTCGAAGCCCCGACGCACGGGCCCCCTTCCCCGAGCGTCGGGGCCTCGAGGCCAGACCACGACCACCACCTTCCCTAGACGGGGCTGATCACCATGGCGCGTCGCCGATACACCGAGGAGCAGAAGGCCGAAGCACTCAAGCTCTACGAAACCCACGGACCCACCGCCGTCCAGACCCAGCTCGACATCCCGAAAGGCACCGTCTCCCGCTGGGCACAGGCCGCAGGCGTCGGCACTGTTCGCAATCACCGTATGCGCGAGGCCGTCGCCGCAGCGTCCCTCGACGCGAAGGCGCGGCGTCAGCGGATCGTCGAGAACCAGATGGCGATCACCGAGCGGCTGCAGGCGCAGACGCTCGCTCCACGGTGGAAGACGCTGGTGCGCGGCGAGGGCGGCGCCGAGCACACCGAGTCCCTGGACTATTTGCCGGGTCGTGATGCGAAGGACATGCTGTCCGCGCTGAACTCCTCCTCCACGATCATCGCGAGGCTCGACGAGCAGGTCGGCGAGCACGATGACGCGAAGTCCGTGCTCGCCGACCTCATCGGTGGGCTGAACGCCGACTACGAACGGCGGAACCCGCAGTGAGTCTGTCCCCGAAGCAGGTCGACTCCATCGTGGAGTGCCGTGGCGTGCGCATTTCGCTGTGGGAGGGCGCGGTCCGGTCGGGGAAGACGTTCAGTGCGATGCTCGCGTTCTTCGACGCCGTCGCGACCGCTCCCGCGTCGGGGCTGATCATCGTCGCGGGGCGGACGTTGCAGACGATCGAGCGGAACATCATCGAGCCGATGATGGACCCGGCCATCTTCGGCGCCCTCGCCGCGACCGTCACCCACACTCGAGGGTCCGGTATCGCGCGGATCCTCGGCCGGGACGTGCACCTCATCGGTGCCGCTGACGCTCGCGCGGAGGAGAAGCTCCGTGGTGCGACGGCGTGCCTCGCCATGCTGGATGAGGCGACGCTGGTGCCGGAGGCGTTCTGGAACCAGCTCCTCGCCCGCCTCTCCGTCCCCGGCGCGCGGCTCCTCGCGACCACGAACCCCGGGAGCCCGCAGCACTGGCTGAAGAAGAAGTTCATCGACCGGCAGGCTGGCCTGTCCATGGTGTCGTGGAGGTTCACCCTCGACGACAACCCCTCCCTCGACGAGGCGTACAAGGCCTCGTTGAAGGCGGAGCAGACCGGTGTGTTCTACCGCCGGAACATCCTCGGCCACTGGGTCGCGGCCGAGGGCAGCATCTATGAGCGCTTCGACGAGACCAAGCACGTGATCCCGTGGCGGGAGACGCCGCCCATCGCCCGCGTGCTCGCGGCCGGCATCGACTACGGCACCACCAACCCCACCTCGTGCCTGCTCCTCGGCATCACCGCCGAGCCCGCGCCGCGACTCGTCTTCCTCGACGAGTACCGGCACGACCCAGCGACCGGTGGGAAGCTCACCGACGCCGAGCAATCCCGCCGGATCCGCGCCTTCCTCGCCGGCCGACACCACCCCGCACAGACACTCCCGCCCGCGCCGTACACCGTCATCGACCCCGCCGCCGCATCCCTCAAGGTGCAGCTCCACCACGACGGCCACCACGGCATCTGGGACGCCGCGAACGAGGTCCTCCCCGGCATCAAGCTCATGTCCAGCCTGATCGCGACCGATCAGCTGCTCATCACCGACCGGTGCAAGGGCCTGATCACCGAGCTGCCCGGGTACGTGTGGGACGACAAGAAGACCGAGAAGGGCATCGACGCACCCGTGAAGCAGAACGACCACTCGTGCGATGCCGCCCGCTACGCCGTGTTCACCACCCAGAGCCTCTGGCACGGGTCCCTTCGACACGCTCTGGAGGTGACCGATGCTCCCCAGCCGCGACACCGCATGGCCGCCGCGTGACCTCGAGCCCCTCCTCCTCCAGGCCGGCGTCCACGACGCATGGTGGGAAGGGGACGCGAACCGGCTCGCCGCCGTCTACGCCGGCACCACCGACGGGAAGACGAAGAACCGGGCCGGGCGGGTCGCGTCGTTCTTCTGGGCGAAGAAGCAGCCGCCCCGCGAGTCCCGGTCCCGGATCCACGTCCCCGTCGCGTCCGACATCTCCGAAGCCGCGTCCCGCCTCCTCTTCGGTGAAGCACCGACCTGGGCCGCGGCGGATGCGCGGACGCAGGCCAGGCTCGACCTGATCGTCGGGTCGGAGCACGCGAACGGGGTCCTCCTCGGCGCGGCGGAGATGCAGTCCGCGCTCGGCGGCGTCTACCTCCGCGCCCTGATCGACAAGACCATGTTCGACCACGCCACGTTCACCAGCCATGACGTGGATCAGGCGGTGCCCGAGTGGCGGCACGGCCAGCTCACCGCGGTCACGTTCTGGACCGTCACCCGGCGCGAGGGGCAGCACGTGTACCGGCACCTCGAGCGGCACGAGCCCGGCGTGATCATGCACGGCCTCTACCGCGGCACCGCAACGAACCTAGGCACCCGCGTACGCCTGGTCGACGACCCGGTCACCGAGCACCTCGCGCTCGAGGTTGGCACGGCCGGGGAGATCCCGACCGGGATCGACCAGCTCACCGCCACGTACGTCCCGAACAAGCGGCCGAACCGCCGGTTCCGCACCAGCCCGGTCCTAGCCGAGCATGGCCGGTCGGACTTCTACGCCGCGGAGGGGATCTTCGACGCGATCGACGAGACCTACAGCTCGTGGATGCGGGACGTCCGCCTCGGCAAGGGCCGGATCATCGTGCCCCAGCAGTACCTCGAAGGCAGCCGCCCGGGTGGCGGTGTCGAGTTCGACGAGGACCGGGAGATCTTCCAGGGCCTCGAGATGCTCGGCGGTGTCTCGGAGGGGTCGCCGTTCACGGGGACGCAGTTCAAGATCCGCGTGCAGGAGCATCAGGAGACGATCCGGGACCTGACCAGGTCCGCGCTCCGTGCCGCGGGGTTGTCGCCGGCGTCGTTCGGTGACGATGCGGTGCCGGTGAACACGACGGCGACCGAGATCAAGGCGAGGAAGGAACTGTCCGAAGGCACCCGCAGCATCAAGCTCGGGCACTGGCGGCCGCGCCTCACCGAGTTCGCGCGGGCGCTGCTGGACCTGGACCGGATCCACTACGGCGGCGCAGCCCCGGCGGGCGAGGTCAACGTGCTGTTCGCTCGGGAGGCGCAGGCGGACCCGGAGGCGCTCGCGCGGACAGCGCAGATGCTCGCCGCGGCGGGTGCCGCGTCGACGGAGACGCTGGTGCGGACGGTGCAACCGGGCTGGGATGACGAGCTCGTTGGCGCCGAGGTCGCCCGGATCCAGGCCGAGCAGGGCCAGACGGTGAGCGACCCGACGGGCTGGCCGCTTTAACCGGTGGGAGGGGGCGTGATGACGTCCCGTCCCCTCCCGCCCGATCCGTGGCCGGCCGTGCTCGCCGCGACCGTCTCCGACGTCACCAGCGTGTTCGCGGCGACGGAGGAGCGGCTCATCCGGCAGGTCGCCCTGCAGCTCCGCACCCGGGACGTGGCCGAGGAGGCGCCGCGTGCCGCCGCGGTCCGTGCGCTGCGCTCTGCGGGGCAGGACGCCGTCGACCAGCTGAAGACCGACAAGGATGGTCTCGCAGACCGCGTGATCATGCGCGCCCTCACCCACGGCGAGTCGTTCGCTGAAGCCTGGGTGCGGGACATGCTCGGGCAGCTGCCTGAGCGGCCCCTCGCCCACGGCACCGTGGCGACTGCGCTGCTCGTCGAGGACCTGCACAACAGGTTCGAGGACGTCACCCGCAGGATCCTCCGCTGGCCCGAGGACGTGTACCGGACCGTGGTGTCGCGGACGACGCCGGGGATGTTGCTCGGCGTCGACACGGGCCGGCAAGCCCAGACCAGGGCGTGGCGCGAGCTGCGCCGGAACGGGGTGACCGGGTTCGTCGACAGCATCGGGCGGCGCTGGAACCTCGCCACGTACGTGGAGATGGCGACCCGCACCGCGTCCATGCGGGCGTTCACCGACTCGAACCTCGCCACCCTCTCGAGCTACGGCATCGACCTCGTCACCCCCGTCGGTGCGTCCGGGCAGTGCGATGCGTGCGGCCGCTGGGTCGGCACGGTGCTCTCCCAGGGCGGGGCCGGGGCCAGGACGGTGCAGGTGCCGCATGCGACCCGCGACGGCGTGACCGTCACCGTCCGCGTGAAGGGCTCCGTGCAGGATGCCTACGCCGACGGGTACGGGCACCCGAACTGCCGCCACACCCTCGTCGGCTACTTCCCCGGCATGGCCCAGCCGACCGGCCCCGAATGGACCCAGGAGTCGGAGGACGCCCAGGCGCGGCTGCGGGCGCTCGAGGTCGAGGTGCGGCGGTCGAAGCGTGACGAGCTCGGCGCGCTCAACGAGGCCGAGGCGAAGACCGCGCGCGCGACGACCCGGCGCTGGCAGGCCCGGATCCGGGCGCACATCGAAGAGACGGGCGAGCCGCGCCGCCGTGAGCGCGAGCAACTCGACTACGGGCACCACATGGGTGCCCGATGAACACCACCCCACAGGAGAGGCAGACCCTCATGCACATCCACACCATCCGCCCCGCCGAGCGCGCCGCCGGCGCCGTGCTCCGTCCCGGCATGCTCGGCAGTCCTGCCGCGCTGCAAGCCCTCGGCCTGGCCCGGTTCGCCGACGATCCCGGCGCGCAGGGCACGACACCGTCGGGCGACGGGCAGGAGCCCGCTGGGCAGGCGAACGAGCCCGGGGGCGAGCAGACCCCCGCCGGGGCCGGGAACGACGCCCAGGACGGGCAGGAGAGCGGCCCGGCCGACTGGCAGATGGGCGACCTCCCGCCGGGGGCCCAGGACTACATCCGCTCCCTCCGCCAGGAGGCGAAGAAGGACCGCGTCGCGCAGCAGGAGTCCGCGGCCGACAAGGCCCGCCGCGAGATCACCGAGTCCATCGCCCAGGCGCTCGGCCTCGGCGAGGCCGACCCCGACAAGGTCACCGACCAGCTCGCCACCCTCACCCAGGAGCGCGACACCGCTCTCGCCGCCGTGAAGGCGTACGAGACCCAGCAGACCATCCGCGCCGCAGCCGACATCGTCGCCGTCGACGCGGACAAGGCCCTCGACCTGAAGGCCCTCGACAAGGCCCTCGAGGACATCGACCTGACCGACACCAAGGCAGTGCAGGACGCACTCCTCGCGGTGGCGGAGCAGCACCCCCACATCAAGACCGCCTCGACGGTGGAGCGCACCGGGGGGAACCACCACAGCGGCGAGGGCAACCGGCCCAAGCCGAAGACCCTGAGCGACGCGATCGCGTCCCAGTACCAGTAAGGAGGCGGCACCATGCCGGTCACCCTCGCGCAGGCAGCGCAGAACACCCAGTCCGACTACGACCCGTTCATCATCGACGAGTTCCGCAAGGACAACCCGATCCTCGACACGATGGAGTTCGACCAGGCGGTGAACCCCGCCGGCGGCGGCGCGACCCTCACCTACGGGTACCGCCGCAAGATCTCCACCTCCGGCGCGGACTTCCGTGCGATCAACGCGGAGTACGCGCCCAGCGAGGCGACGACCGAGGCGTTCAGCACCGAGC